AGAACAAACTATTGCAAACACATCTGAACAACAGTTTAAGATTGAGTTTGAGTGTGAGTTTCTAGGATCTGTTGATACTTTAATAGCACCATCTAAGTTAAGAGCATTAGTATATCAACAACCAGAAAAGACAAGTGCAGGATTAGATGTTTATGTTGATCCTATAAAAGGTCATGATTATGTAATTACGGTGGACGTTGCAAGGGGAGTTGGAAAAGATTACTCTGCTTTTATAGTTGTTGATATTACAGAGTTTCCTCATGCAGTAGTTGCAAAGTATAGAAACAATGAAATTAAACCTATGCTTTTTCCAAGTATTATTGAGGAAGTGGGAAGAAGTTATAATGATGCATTTGTCTTATGCGAAGTAAATGATATAGGTGATCAAGTAGCGGCTATTCTTAATTTTGACTTAGAATATCAAAATCTTCTTATGTGTTCAATGAGAGGTAGAGCAGGTCAAATTGTAGGTCAAGGATTCTCTGGTAAGAAGACTCAACTTGGAGTAAAGATGTCTAAAACAGTTAAGAAGGTTGGTGCTCTTAACTTAAAAACTTTAATAGAGGAAAATAAACTTCTATTTACGGATTATGAAATTATGAGTGAGTTAACTACATTCATTCATAAAGCTAATTCATTTGAGGCAGAAGAAGGATGTAATGATGACCTTGCAATGTGTTTGGTAATATATGCATGGTTAGTTCAATGTGATTATTTTAAAGAACTTACTGATCAAGATGTTCGTAAGAGATTATATGAAGAACAAAAAAATGCAATAGAACAAGATATGGCTCCCTTTGGTTTTATGGATGATGGTATGGGAGAGGATAGTTTTGTTGAAGATGGAGATAGATGGTTTAATGCAGACGAATATGGAGACAAATCATATATGTGGGAATATTTGTCTTGATGGAGTTAGATAAGCAAATAAAATTAGGACATTTATTATTGTCTAATAGGGTTTGTAGAATTTGTGGAGAGGAAAAAAATTTAATTGAGGGTTTCTATAGAACTCATAAAGATAGAGGTCCAGTAGCATCTTCTTATTCCTATGAATGTAAAATATGCACGGTTAAAAGAATTGTAAAAACTAGAAAGAAAAAAATTATTTCTTCTGATTGGACTTATCCTGACTGGTAATTGTTCACGGCATGTTTCCCCACTGGAAATGTTTTAATTAATAAATAATTTCAAGATAAACTGAGAAATTCGGAGTAAAAAAGCATGGCGACTCAGCAAATATCTCCTGGAGTAATTACCAGAGAGGTTGACCTAACGGTAGGAAGAGTTGATAATGTAGTAGCTAACAGTGGTGGTATTGCAGGACCATTTAAAATCGGTCCCGTATCAGAAGTAATTACAATCACCAATGAAAGTGATTTAATTGAAACTTTTGGTAAACCACTTTCAACTGATAGTCAATATGAATACTGGATGAGTGCGTCATCTTTTCTTTCATATGGTGGACAACTTAAGGTGGTAAGAGCAGATGGTGAGAACCTGAAAAATGCAAACGCAGGTGCTCCTACAGGAGATAACGTTGCTATTGGATGGACAGATACTTTAAAAATTAAAAACTTTGATGATTATGATCAGAACTTTACTGACATAACAAGTGGATGGACATGGGGTGCTAAGAACCCTGGTACATGGGCAAATGGACTAAAAGTTTGTTATATTGATGATTATGCGGATCAAACAGTCGGTCTTACTACGACAAACTTATTAACTGCTGGATTTGAAATAGGTTGTGGTGTTACCGTTGCTTATAGTGGAACAGAAGTTGGTGTAGGAACTACAGCTACCATCAATGGTTATGTTAAAGGAATTATCACTGGTGTAAGTACAGATAGTACTGATGGTAATAGTACAATTGATGTTAAGATAGTTTCTAAGGTTCAGCAAACTGGTAACGTAATAGGAACAGAGACATATGTTGATTATGCACAATTTGATGAGCAACGTTCAATCACACCTGGTTCAATTGTTTATTGTGTAAGTGCTGCGGGAACCAATAAAGGTGGTGACTATAAAGGTAATCCTGATGTTGCTACTGCTGGTACAGTTACTGACTGGTATGACAATCAAACTCTTGATCTAAGTAGCGGTACTGTTTACTGGAACACAATTGCATCTAAACCAAAAACTAATGGTTATGTATCTGCTAGAAATGGTAAGAATGATGCATTCCACTTAGTTGTTGTGGATGATGATGGAACTATCACAGGTAATGAAGGAACCATTATTGAGAAAAACGTTAGTATTTCTAAGGCATCAAATGCAATTTCTGAAGTAAATTCACCACAAAGTATTTACTACAAGGACTTTGTTGCTAATCAATCTGAATATCTATATGCTGGATGGAACCCATCTCAAGCTGGAGATAATTATCATAATACTTATCCAAGAGCAACTGGATTTACTACTACATCTGGTACAAAATCACTATCGTTTACTGAAGTACCTACTGGTGATGGTGTTTGGGGACAAGAAGCAGCAGGAACTATCTTCAGTGCTATAGGTAATGTTGGTTATGCCTTCAGTGGAGGAAGTAACTACAATACACAAACTGAGCAATATGCAGTAAATCTTGGAGATGTGAGTAACGCCTATGATTTATTTGAAAATGAGGATGAAGTAGATATAGATTACCTCATCATGGGGCCAGGTTTTGGTGCTAGAGATGAAACTCAATCTAAAGCAAACAAACTCATTGCTCTTGCAGAAGGTAGAAAGGATTGTGTTGCAGTTATTTCTCCACATAAATCAGATGTGGTTAATGTAACCAAATCCAGTGATCAAACAAATAATGTGATTGCATTCTACTCTCCTATCACATCTTCATCATATGCAGTATTTGATAGTGGTTGGAAGTGGTCATTTGATAGGTACAACAATAAATTCCGTTGGATTCCAACTAATGCTGACGTTGCAGGTCTAATGGTAAGAACTGACATTGAGCAGTTCCCTTGGTACTCACCTGCAGGTAATCAGAGAGGAAACATTAACAACGCTGTTAAACTTGCATACAATCCTACTAAGTCTCAAAGAGATACACTTTATGAAAATAGAGTTAACCCAATAACAAATCTACCTGGATCTGGAATTGTGTTATTCGGTGATAAAACTGGATTAAATTACGCATCTGCATTTGATAGAATTAACGTTCGTCGTTTATTCATCACTGTGGAACAGGCACTTACTGGAGTTGCTAATGATCAACTATTTGAATTCAACGATGAAATTACTCGTTCTAACTTTGTTAACGTCGTTGAACCATATCTTCGTGATGTTCAAGCAAAGAGAGGACTCGTAGACTTTAGAGTCATTTGTGATGCTACCAATAACACTCCTGAGGTTATTGATAATAATGAATTTAGGGCAGATATCTTCTTGAAGCCCACTAGGTCGATTAATTATGTTACTCTTACTTTCGTTGCTACAAGAACTGGAGTTAGTTTCAGTGAAGTAACAGGAAGAGTTTAAATTTACCCTCATAATTAATTAACATAGGAGACTAAAACAATGGCAATTAAAACATTATCAAGATTCAAAAGCAGATTAAATGGAGGTGGGGCAAGGCCTAACCTCTTTGAGGCAAATATCAATTTTCCAAATAGTCCTAATGGGAGATTAACTACTCCAGATGGAACAACTGCAAATTGGTTAACTGATGCTCAAGAAGATTTTCAATTTTTCTGTAAGGCAACATCCATGCCAGCAGCAACTATTGGAGTAGTAGATGTTCCTTTTCGAGGAAGAATTTTGAAGGTTGCTGGAGACAGAACCTTTGAACCTTGGTCAGTTACTGTTATTAATGATGAAGATTACAATATAAGAAAATCATTTGAATTATGGGCTGAAGGAATTAATAGTATGGTAAGTGGTGTTGGTGAAGTTAATCCTGGTATATACATGGGGCAGGGTCAAATTAGACAACTATCTAGATCTGCTGATTTTGGAGGTAGGGAAACGGATTTAACTGCAGGTGACCAAAAGGTTACTCATGAGTATTTTGTTAATGATATTTGGCCTTCTGAGATTTCATCAATTGATCTTTCTTACGATAGTTCAGATGCAATTGAAGAATTTACAGTTACCTTCCAGGTTGAATATATTACTTCTAAGGGCGTTTCCGAC